GTAGAAGGTGAACTGACACTGGTGCTTGATCGGATGCCCGCCCCAGTATCGCCCCTGCTTAACGACCGAGCAGTGATCGTCCGGGAACCGAGAGTCTTGAACACGATTTTCGATAACCTCTGCGACCGCTATCAGCCCGGCGATTTGCTGCTCTCCCCGGGCCTCAAAATAAACAGCCATTGCGACGCATAGCAGCGGGCTAATCATTAGAAGAGATCCAGAGATTGCTGTTTTTTACCCAGCCAGACCGGAGCAGAGTTAAACGATTCAATTCTGGCCGCTATATTTGATGCCCTTTGCCCGGCAGATGGCGGCGCATACATACCGAACCGACTTAGCTGGTTATTATTTCTGGCAGCATTAGTGCTATCGGCAGATGCTAATGGCAGATTGGTAAATATACTCGGATCGAGCATTCTTAAGCCGTGAAGTTTAGCTCTTGGCCGTCCTTCTGAGTCGCAGCAGACACTCATTGCTTCACCCATTCTCGCCCACCATCCCTTTGTGTTCGGAGTAGCCCACTGCCCAGAACTGCCGATTGCTACCCACTCGAATCGGTCGATCATCCATTCCAGCCACTCCAAACTCTCGTGAAGATGCCAGATCGGAACGCCTTTTGCTCTTAAGCCCATTCTGAGCCATTTATTAACGAGCTGAACATTCTCTTCCTCTGTTCCGTCGATCTTGTCTGGAATTAAACACCAATCAAAATTCGGATGCCGATAGAGAGACTTTACCCAGTCCGCATAAGCGTCGAAGTCAATCTCGCTTCCAGATTTCTTCCACTCACTGAAAGCCCCGTTATCGAGAACAAAAGATTGGCAGTTCTCCAGAACCACATTTAACTGCTCTGGATGCGCAATACTTACCAGCCCATGCCTACCTCTAAGAAGTTCCGCTGCGTCTGTTGTTTTACCGCCGATTGGCGTTCCGTGATACTTAATCACTTTTCTGCGCCTTCTTTTTGTCTTTTTCCACATTTTCACGCGGTTTAGACTTGCCGAATATCCGGTCGTAATTATCGTCGAACTTCTTCCGGTCGACTTTTCTCGGCTTTGAGCCTTTGCCGCCAGCCCATGATCCGTCGCTCATTTCCCTGCCTCCCCGAATCCTACTTCGAGCCGCGCTCTGGTGAGCTGAATGCGGCGCTTCTTTGACACCCTGAATTGGCCCTTCCAGAGAACTATGTAGTAGATCGCCCGGTCTGTCTTGGCGCACCACTCGGCTTCCTCCAGAGCGTCTTCGAACTTATCGAATAGAATCATTTTTGCACTCGTAAGTGATCGAAAATATCTCATCTTCGACCTTTATTAGTTGCTCGGATAACCAGACTCGGCCGTTGAGATTGCACGTTGCCTCAGTCGGGAACTCTCTAGTTTCGACGCTAGTCTGCCCGGCGATTATTATTTTGAGAATTAGAATCCATTTCATATCTTCGCAAACTCCGTTTCGAAGTCAGCGATCAGCTTGCCCATCGCTCTGAGTTCCGGCATCTGGACGTTTATGTCTGGTTCCCCGGGCGATTGATCTATGCCGAGATTATCGTCCCAGAGACGCCATGCGAGATGCTCGTACTTGCAGAGAATGCGAGATGCGTTATTTATGAGCCTTTTGCGCAGTTTAAGTACCACTGGTGACTCTTGATAGTATTCGCGGTCAAAAGCGAGCAGATAGAGATCTCTGGCGATCTCAGTGTCTCCGTCGATTGCTTCATACAGATACGACGTATCGGAGTAATCTTCGATGAGTCGAACCGTATTGCGTAGAGCAGAGAGAGATGGGTCGAACTCGCCAAATTGAATATATTGGTCGACGTTCGCTTCGATGTGAGCTTCGATAGCTCGGTTGAGTTTTGCAGTGATTTCCATAATTTCCTCCCGGGAAAATTTTAGTCTTCAAAATCGCAGTTATCTGCGAGCCATTCCAGTCGATCAATTTCCATGTCGTTCGCGTCTTCGTCTTGCTCGTCTTGCCACCGATCCAGATCGGCGTCCAGTGAATCCCTTTCCATGCTTGTCTCCTATACCAGCAGCAATAGATTGTTTTTGCGAGCGTAATGTCTATGCTCGTCCGTATCTTCGAACATCTCGGAGTCGAATACCAGTTCTTTGCTGTCTTCGTTCTGGCGCAGAATGCCAACGATTCGAACCTTTTCGTGAACCGGGTTCTCTTCTGAGACTTTGTACAGAAACAGAGAATCGCTTACCGCCCAGACGTTGCCGTCGTCGCCATTAAAGTATTCGATCTTCTTCTTCGATATAAGCGGCTCCAGATTCTGCCACTTAGTTATAAGCCCGATCGGCAACTCCATCGCATTCGGGATTGCTTCCTGTCGATGCGCTGCCTGAGACAGATTCTTCGCCCTGTAGATCGTTATCGCTTGCATTTGCTTCGCCCCTAATTATCCAGAGTTCATTCATTTTTGAGTTTAGATCCTTACACGGATCGCAGACGGATGCCCGAATCGGCAAGTGAATGCCGCAGATAGAGCAGTTCCGGCCATTGTTGTGATATTTCATTTTCAGCCCTCACAATTAATACCCTGATTATACGCGGGCCAGCCAAACTCGCCATTAGTCTCGGCGAATAAAGCGGTCATCGAGCAGTAATCAGCTTCTTCGATGCTGGCTTCGTCTGCGTCCGTAGCGCCGACAATCAAAAGAGCCGTGAAGACCAAAAGAATCGCAGCGAGTGCGAGAGTGTTAATAATGAGATCGCGTTCTGTCATGAGTGCCTCCCGGCGAGAAGCGCCCCGAAGGGCGCGATTGAATTAGATAAGATTTTTCGACTTTGCGGCTTTCCACAATAACTCGTCGAAATACTCTACGCAGCCGCGATAAAGAGTGCGATCTTTTGGATAAAGCTGCTCTTCGAACATGATTTGCTCTATAAATTGAGCCTTATTTTGCGCTACTGCATATTCGCTCAAATTAACGCTCTTTGCTTCTAGCTCTATGCGATCAAAAACGTCCATTTTATTCTCCCGAAAGATGCGCCCCGAAGGGCGCGATTGAATTAGCCTATCAGCTCGATTCGGCCATCCCAATCTCTAAAATTATCGAATGGAACGTAGCCAGTGTCGCCGACGCGATCGTCGCCGTTACCTTCAGACTCGATCTTGATAGTGAATCCTTCAAAAACATTCTGGCCAGTGCGCGGATGCGCGATCATGCCTTTCGCTATAACGCGTCCCTGAATAAATTCTTCTTTAGTTGAAGCGAAGTCGTATGCGCGAATTACTTGGCCGATGTTTGCGATGTTTGAGTTGTTCATGTCTTGCTCCCGTTGGTGTGTTTCCGTTGCTGTTGGGTATTTTATACACCAGCTAAAACTAAAAAGGAACACTTTCGTTCAAAATAAATCACACTTTCGTTCACTAAATTAAAACTTGTTATATTTCCGAGACTTAGCGGCAGCAATTTGCTGCGATTTTATCCAGTTTGCGACCTCCGGGACGATTTCTGCCTTTAAATTTACCGATAAACCCTTCGGCCAGACTCCAAATCGCTTCTTGTACTTGTGCGATGCCCAGCCGTCTTTCCATCCTTTCTGGCGAGAGTGCCGGAGCAGATTCGAGTACCACATAGACTTCTCGGCTTTCGTCGGAGCCGCTGGCTTGTCGTCGATCCTGACTAGCATCGTGCTATCTGATTCGAGCCGCTCGGTGATTGTCAGCTCGTAGCCGCAAGCGCATCGAAGGCCCATCATGATTTTCTGACAGCGCGGGCACTCTCTGGTCGATCCATCTGCTTTCTCTTTTTTCTTGAGCTGATTTTTCTCAGAGAATTTACGGTCGCCAGAGTCGAGTTCTGATACTTCCATCGTGTGAGCGTAGCCGAACCTGCCGACGTTTCCGGCGTGATCGAGATAGATGCTATAGGGCTTCGACTCGTGCAGCCTTTGGATTCTTCCCGCTTTTTGCTGGTACGAAATAGCCGATTTCGTTGGACTACAATCGATCAAGCATCTGGTCTGCGGACTGTCGTATCCGACTCCGAGCAGCTTGGAGCAACTGAGAATCTTGAAGTCTCCGGCTTCGTGTCCCCGGTAGAGTTCGGATCTGGTCTTTTCGTCGGTATAGCCGTCGATGTGCTGCGCTGAGATTCCAGCAGCTCGGAACATCTCGACCAGATACTTTGAGTGCTTAATCGATGGCGAGAATGCGATGGTCTGAGAGTTCTCTCCGTGTTCGAGCCAGTTGCGAATAATATCGCCAGTGAGATGCTGGTCTTCTTCGGTCGCCCGGGCGAGATCATTGGGATCGAAGTCGCTGCCGCCTGTCGAGAGAGCTTTCGCTTTGAGTCCCTTCGTGTCGATCTTCGCGCCGCCGTAGTAATGAACCGGGGCGAGATAGCCCTGCTCTAGTAGATCAGCAGCGGTACACGGAATGACTAGATCGTCCCAGAATTTTTGTAAGCCCTTCGAATATGGGGTCGCGCTCAATCCCACGAACTTGACGTTTGAATAGCGATCCATCAGATCAGTGACTGTTTTCCACGGCGTATGAGCTTCGTCGACGATAGCGAAATCGAACTCTGGCGGTCGTCTGCGCCGAGCGATGGTCTGGATAGATGCGATCTGAATTTGCTTTCTCGGGTCTGTTCTCCAGTGATCGGCTTGAATCACTCCGAAGTCTAGTCCCATCGCTTCGAATGCGTCCATCGTCTGCTCGACGAGCTTCACGCGGTCTGCGAGAAAGATAACGCGCTTGCCCGGGCTTCCGTCTGGTCGAGTCGCCGCTGCGCACTTCATCATATACGCCGCCGTGATCGTCTTCCCGAACGAGCAGCAAGCCGCCAGCATTACCCGGCGATTGCCCTGCTTGAATGACTCCCGGATCATTTCGATCGCTTTTATCTGGTGATCTCTCAGTTCCATAATCGCCTCCCGACGAACATTTTTGTTGGTTTTCTAAACGACGCGCACGCCCCGTCTTTTTCTCCCATAGAGGCCAGCAGCTCTATCCTACTGCTAGTCCCTACGTTCGCCGAAGCGACGGCCAACTGGCCGGATACTCAATATCCCGATCCACAATGGTGAATCGACTCCCCGCTCAATTTCTTGAGCTGCGGCATTTGGATAAAATCTCTCGCACTCTGCCGAGTTTAACTCTATGGGCGCGAGCCGTCAGACGGGAAGGACGGGCATCGCTTTATTTGAGTGCTTGATCGTCGCCTTTCGGCCGCTGTTTAAAGCCCCAGCTCGGCATATTCGAGAGTTTCGGTCTGAATTCATCGCACCGATCGGCATATTTCGCCGATTTGTAGTCAGATTCGCTATATATTGGGGTATTTCTTGACTCGATACACTATCAGTTGCGATAATTCCTGCATCGGAACCCGATGGGCTAATCCTGTAGCGTATCGGCCAGAGTCCCAATAACTCGTCCGACTGGTCGTAGTATATCTCCACTGCGTTCCAAAAAGAAGCCCCAGACCTCCCGCTGGGGCTTTTTTTATCCCTTCTCGCTCAGACGCTTAACCATCAGCTCGCGATTCTCTTTCTCTTTGGCGTGCTTCACTCTTTCGTTGCGAATATCGAACGACGCATCGTGAATATTGAATTTCTCGGTAATCGCACCGGGTTCCATCTGGCGAATCTTGCCGCCACGGGCCATATACTCGGCAATATGCTTGTCGAGAATGGCTCGAATCTCGTCTTTTTCTTTTCTTTTATCAATCAAATCTTCATCCTCAAACATAGCGCTCTCGCCCTACTTTAGAGACAGCTCCCGCTCTCGCAGTATAGCCTGATCGAATGCTTTGCAATCAGTGCAAAACCATCCGACTCGATACGGCTGATAAGTGTCATCTGTGGATCGGTGATTAAACCCGACAACTTGCTCCATAATACTGCCGCAGATACACGACTTTGTGCTGAAATCATCGGAACTTTCTTTCATAAAATTTAGCTCTTTTTGTAAATATGCGTTTTACCCGATCGAGATACTCGGCATCGAATCGTCTTGGCGAGTTGTCCTGCTCCAATCGCTCGACGCGATCCATTCCAATTCTCTCGATCAGCCCTGCCCGGTATCCTACTACATTCCCCGATAGATACCGATTGCAATAAGCGAGCTGGCTGTGGCAGTTGAATAAATTAAATTTAAGCCCGGGAGCCGATCCCCTGCTTCGGTAGTGTCCGGCATCGACTGCGCCTCCGTGCTTTATATCGCCCTGAGAGCGCCCGCAGCAGATACACGGCTTTCCCCTGTCTCTCGCTCTTATGTAGCGGTTAAAAGCCGCCTGAGCGTCTCTCATGCGGTCTGAGCGCGTCTTGAGCCGTTCCTTCGTCTCTTTTACGACCTTCTTCTCTGCGGATCGGTGAATCTTCTTCGCTGCGGAGCTTCGAGAGAACTCGATCAGATGCTCCATCGAGCAGAATGCTTTCAGACTACCAATCACCGCTGATTCGGCTTCGACCTTCTTTCGGCATAGTGAGCAGCGTCTAGTCCGCATTTTTTAGACCGAGATGGTCTGCATACGGCTTGAGATACTTTCGCCAGAACTCCAGTTCGACGGCGATCAGCTCGTTATATGTCTCTTTGACCTGCTGGCGGTCGAGATTAGCCAGCCCGATCTTCAATTGGTCTTCGGCTTTGTGTACTGGTTCGAGTAAGTGAGCAGCCATAGTGCCTCCAAGTATAGGGGCGCTTCTATCCAATTAGAGCGCCCCTGCTTATTTACGATTTTGAAGAATGATTTCGAGCCTTTCCATATCGGTGAGATCTCGAATATAGGCGACCTGAGCGTCCACCTTCTCGGTGAAATTATCTGTCAGATCTCCTTTTTTTACCGGGAACCCTACTTCCTCCCAATAATCCGTTTTTTCTGCGAACCCGAGAAAGAAAATATCGTGATCGTTGGCGTATGTGAAGACGTAAAGATCGCAATCCTGCCCGCTCTGAGACTGTGGAATTCGCACCGTATAGTCTTCCAGCGGTTCTCCGTGAGTCTTTTTGGTCTTTATATCTATTCGATACCCGCCAACAATAAAGTCGCAGTCGTATGACTCTCCAGCGCAATAATCGAAGTCTATATCCAGATCGATTAACCATCTGCCAAACGCCATTTCCCCAATTGTCCCGGGGATCTGGCCGGAACCGTTCTGGAGTATTGTCGTCGAATTAAACGCTTTATTGGTGTGCTTTATGTGAGCGTAGTTAAGCCACGGCAGAGTTATATGGTATTTAATCATTTTTACTGGGCCACTCCGGTATTTTGATTCCATGCGTTTGCGCCAGATGGCGAGAGATTGTTTCGTAAATCTTGCTATATTGGCCGCGCTCCGGGTCTTTAGTAGACTCTTCGCCGACCATTATCCGCTGAATTGGTCGCCAGAGATGATCCTTTGCCGAGTTTACCGTCCACGGAATATCGACGTTCGGCTTCAGCGTCTTTTTCATGTCCAGCCCGGCGTCGTTTAGCGTCTGCGCGACCTGCCCGAGCCAGAGATGCAATGCGCTATTCTGCGCCATCGTTCGCGGCTTTGCGGTGCTGTACTGAATAGCAATGTGCCCGTGCTTCTCGAATAGCTCTTCGATGTGCGCGACGAATAGCTCTTTTGATTTCTTATCTTTAACCGTCCAGCCTTCCATATCAGTCTCCCATCTGATCCGCGTAATCTGTCCCAATCTGCCCGGGTATATGAACTCGGCAGTCAATGTCTCGGTGCAAGCGTTTTGCCAAATTGAATGCAACTGCTTGCCCGGTAAACGATCTATCGGCGTCTGCGAATATGTGCAGCGTCGCCACTTGGCTCGGCGGCTCGAACTTCTCCAGCATTCCAGCGGTCGCAGCGGCCCAGCACGGAATCTTGAACTTGTGCATGACCGCCAGAGCTGTCTCGACGCCTTCGGCTATTCCCATCTCGGCGTAAATGTTTGTGAGACGTATCGCGCCGCCAGTTGTCGGTCTGCATGGCGGCATGATTTTCTTCGCAGACGGAACGAGCGCTTTCTGTCCGTTCGCTGTCAAATATGTGACGTGCATCGTCGCCGGAAGTCCGTTCCTGTCAGAAAAAACACACACCATCGCCGGATGCTTACCGAGAGACTTGCCGCCGTCCCAGTATTCGAGACCGGGATGGAATCCGATTTTCTTGCAATTCGCCAGACCGCGATTTCGCAGATAGAGAGTCTTAGCGTTTATCTGTGATTCGTAATCGAGACCGCGACGGATAGATTCCAGACGCGACTTATTCTTGGCGAGATCTGGTTCGACTGGCTTGCTCGGCTTTATGTCGCCGACCATCTCTTTGATCTCCTGCGCGACCGCTGATTTGCTCATCCCGGTAATCTCTGCCGCTAGATCCCAGCCGGAGCCGTTGCCGCACTGATTGCAAAAGTATTTACCGTCGCCATTGTGATTGGTGAATCTGAATCGATCTTTGCCGCCGCACATTGGGCAGGGCGCGTGCTTACCGTTTAGCAGCGCTTGATCGATGCCGAGCCTTCCGAGAATCTCTTGCCAGCGATTGCGCGAGAGCTGCATTAGATCATTCATAATAGTTCGTCATGATACAAAGCCAAAAAATCAACGAGACTGAGATTAAATACCGCTGCAATTTCGACGGCCCGAGACAATTTTATGTCTTCGCTTTTCTGCCAGCGAGAGACTTGCTGCGGAGCGACTCCGATTTCTTTTGCTATATCGGAAATCCGCGTATGCGAGCCAGCTTGCGCTGCCCGGATCGCTTTGCCGAAATCGACCTTTTGTGACATAGTATTCTTGCTCATTGTTACTTTCCCCGAAGTAAGAGTATTGCCCGGTGCAGTTATTAGCTTCTGCACCGGGCTTTTTTCATGCTAGAACGGTATATCGTCCCCGAATGTTTCGTTATTGTCGCTTTTTTGTTGCGGTTTTTCAACTGGAGCGTCCTTCGCTTTAAACTTCAGATCGAACGATGGCGATCTCTCATGGTCGCTTTTATTGCGGAACACATTCACCCAGTAAGTCTTTCCGTCGATCTCGCAGTCGCCCTTCAGCACCATATCTTGATCGTGACGCTGTTCGTGCTTCCATAGACCGCCCTTCATGTTGTTATTATATTCATTCATTTTTACTTCCCCTTCATCTTGGTTACATTTTCGTCGATTGTCTCGACGGCTTTGGTGACTATCGCTTCGAGTTCAGCGATATACTCTTCATCCCGCGTGACTCGAATAAGTAGCGGTTTGATCTTTTCGTGATAGGCCAGAAAGTCTACCCACTGTCTCTCGCAGATCCAGAGCTGGCCCATTACCTGCGCTTTGTACTCCGGCGGGAGTCTGTTCTCGCGCAGATACTTCACCATCGTGTGCGGCTGCGGGCA